CTAGCATGGGCCGAAGCGAAGCGCCAGCAGGTAGCCCGCGAACACGGCTGAACGAGCGTTAAATCCTCGGTGGGGTGGTTGGGATGGATGGGGTGCTTCCTTTGATACCACGGATACCCCCACTGACTCCCTCCTGGGCTTATCGAGTCACGTTTATACAGTTTTGTAAAATTGACTTGACCGGTGGTAGCACCTGGGACTATTATACTTTGGATGAGAATACGAGCAGAGACTCTTTCATCTCCCCGGAAATGCTTCCTACTTTCCATAATGTTATTGGGGGGTGGGGTGTTGGGTGGGGTGCTCTCTTACTTCCTGACCTTCCTCCACCTGAACATCATTCCTTCCTACCTGCTACTTTTATCTTGCCTCTCGGTACTATTCGGCCTATACCTAATGGGGCGGGGGGTTGTTATTCTCTTTTCGAATCACCTTCATCACCTCCCTGGAATCGAATAGAATCGGTGGCGGCCTCGGGTACATACTAAACAACGCGGGCGGAATCGATATACTATCTTTGGCGGTAGACTCTCTGCGTGGTATGTCTGTTAGAACACCTGGGGTGGGGGGATGGGGTGGGGTGGTACTACTTACCACCTTTCTCTATCATGGCCTGAACCTACATACACACATACATACATACACACATACATACATACACACAATACTACAGCAGCCAGTATGTTTGACTCCCCTACATTCCTATATAGTACTATCATTATATATCCCTCTTAACCCCAACGGCTGGCTGATATCGTTGGCAGTCTAAACACAGCCAGCCAACACGGCGCCACTTCTTTTTGATACGGACGTACACGGTCTTTATGTCACCTGCGGGGATCGGCGTCCCGACGCTCAACCTGGCCAGATAGGTACTGGCCTGCGGGCAATTCAGATGTTTCTGTAGCTTGCTCATTTTTGTAGACGATAAATGCAGCGCTCTATATCGGCCGAGTGAAATTTTGAGGGAAACAATTACGGCGCCCCCAGGATCAGCCTGTGTTCGTAGCGAGCTTGCTTGGGGTTATACTCGAAGCGAATCCCGACTACACGAAACGAGACGGCGGCCTGGTTGGCTCCGGCATCCGATATTTGCACCACGTCGAAAAGCTCCTGGCCACAGTTCGGGGGTATGAGAATCAACCCCTTTTTCGTGGTGATTCGCATCTTCGACAGGATAGCGACGGCGACCGATGCCGCCTGGGCGGTCAACGGAACGGCCTGTTCCTGCTGGAAGTCTAGCCTCTCCCCAACCAGCGCCCCCTCAGTGGCATCAACGGCCGTGCCGTAGATGGGGTTGCCGTAATCGTCCTGCCCGATAACGTAGACCCGGTTTACTTCCGGGGAATCAGTATTGTACTGGCCGTCCAGGATAACGTGCCAGACATACTTCAAGAGCGTTGGGCTGCCGAGGGATATTTGCTGAACGATGCTCTGAGGTACGATGATGCCATAGGTACCGACGGAGGGCGTGCCATAGGCGACAGTGACGATGATGCCTGGCGGCGATAGGGTCTGGGGATAAAACAAAACAGGCGTACCGATGGCGACAACCTGGACGATGCTTGACGGCAAGATAGTAAGAGCTGAGGTCAGGACTGTGGGCGTGCCGTAGGCTAAAAGCTGACTGATACTGGTGGGTAACAAAACGGGGCAATACTCTGATGCTGGGGGTGTGAAATCACTTGTCCACCTGGCTATACCTTTGGAAACTCTGACCTCATCAATCCAACCTCTCAGGTAGTAATTGTCTACATCGGTACGAAGGCGCCCCACAGTTAACCCGGTCCCTGCTGAACTATAATTATAACCCGTGCAATCCTTCGACCCGACTGAAACACCATCGGAATACATAGTCAGGGTATTCCCATAGCGCACAATCGCTACATGAGTCCATGTGGTATCACTAAGTACTGAACTGCTTAGAAGGTCTTCTGCCCAAGCGCCACTAGCCTTGCTATTTAATCTCACTTTGTTAATCTTGCCGGCGCCTCCAAAATGAACCTCAAATCCTGTAAGAGCTGAGCTATCGGCACATAAAATACCAGCATAAGCGGCTTGGTCTCCATTTCTCCGGACCCAGAAATCTACTGTCCAATCCCCCGTTCCAAAGTCCCAGTCGGCATGATTGGCTGTAGCAATATAGTCACCGGTGCCGTCAAACAGCCCGCTGGCTCCGCCGAATTTCGACTGAGCTGTGTCTATTTGAGCATTGCCGTAGACGGAGAAGGAATGACCTATCTCGTCAGTAAATATAGTAGATTCATCTGCCCCATTTGTGTGGAGCATTAGCTTAGTGTAAGAATCCCAAGCCATTTTCTAAACCTTTCAGGTATAGATTTTAAGACAAACGGAAGATTTTATCGGCGCCAGCGCTCCACTGGATGGTGATATCAGAACCATTTGGAGTGCATGGCAAACCGGTCGCCGTGTCCAGCAGAGCGATTAGCAAGGCTGATTCCGCTCCGGTATGCTGGTAGAGCACGATGTACTCAAACTGGTCGCCGGTCACTGCGGCTAGGGTGACATCGGCAGCATCAAAAACTCCATCGGTGACTGTCTTGCTAGCCAGCGCTCCGCTGACGGCTACCCTGGCGGCTGCTGGTATATTGGCCAGGGTCTCGTGCGTGGCCAGGTCTGGGGTGTAGTCTGCTCCGTCCACTAGAATAGCCCTGATGTCATTAGTATCCAGGTCGATTGTGCCGTCTATCAGGTGCTGCTTCGCTTTGGTGTAAAGACTATTGGCCATGATAAGCTCTCCTTTCTTCCCCTACTGAGGGAATCTGAATTTATAAACAACGGTATCACCAGACTGGGGGTAGGCAATAAAACCTTCAAGCCCAAAAAAGTAGATAACATCAGGGACCATGCGGAGTAACCGCTTCAATACGCCGGCCGCCGACTCCCCAGCGCCGACCTCGAGGCGCGGGTACAAACTGGTAATCAGGCTGCTCCGGGACTTATAGTCCAGCGTGCCCCCTACCGCCTGTACCACTTTCTCGATTAGCTGATAACAGGTAAAATCATCAGAGCCCGAATTCCACTCCACCGGCTTGTTGAACTGGTAGCGGGTAAGCAAGCCCCAGGCGTCGACGCAATGCATTATAAAAGCTGAGAGATTCGGGTCCCGCTTATACTCCATCGCCTCGATGAAATACCTGGCTGCCTCTGAGAGCTGATCGCCTGACGTGGTCTTATAGCCCAGGTGAAGATTAACCCGGGCGCCGCGCTGCAGCACGGCCAGGCTACCGCTCCCAGGGCTATTATAGGTCCCTTTGGCATTATCCAGCTCGACGACCAGCTCAGACGGCTGCTCGGGATCCATGGCCTCAGCTATCCGGGCAATCTTAGCTACGGGGATGGTAATTTTAGTGCCTGCGCCGCTGCCTGGCGTTGGGGGGCTCCATGAACCTACGCAAGCAGCACGCCATACCTCATTAGGCTGAGTAGCCCATATGTAGCCCCCTGATGGGTCTGCGGCTAAAGCCATGCCCCTGGAGGCGCTGGTGTCAATGAAGCTGGCTTTGTTCCAGTTGTAATCAATGAAATCCGTGCCCGGCTTTAAGCGATATAGCCAGGGCTGATTCTGCCTGGCTAAGGACAAAAGCGGCCGTGCGCATGACGTCGGCGGCTTTACCAGGTATGGACCTGAAACGTCCAGGGTCTCACCTGCCAGAGCTGCAAGCACCGCATGATAGCGCTCCCAATATGTAGAAGCCGTCCGGGGCTCCCAGGGGCCGAAGGGCTGCATCCGGCGAAAACCGACCGGCCAACCGACCTCGAATAGCCGCAACCTGACCTGAGCGGCCACGTCGACCCTGGCTCTCCCCAGGCCTATCTTGGCATCGTCTGCCCACGTGCCGGCAGTCACTTTGTAACCATCGCCGTAAACCATGCGGACGACAGACAGATAGCTCCCCTCCTGTACCAGGGCTATGATATTCCAGTCTCCATCGTAATACATGGCCAGGTCTGCAATTTCCCAGTCCCCGGAGCGCTGGCCGAGGCCAGTACTCCAGGTGCCCCCGGTACGCTTCTGAATATAGAGACTTGTGGGGTCGTTGATATCAGAGGCGTGCACTATCATGCAATCACCGTTCGACTTATAAGCTATAGCGACCCCTCGCTCGCATGGGCGGGCATTTGACATAATAGTCCAGCTCCCCCAGGTGGCGCCATAGTCAGACGACTGGCGGCGATATAGGTTGGCTGCGTCCATGGCGACAACCATTACCTCAGCTCCCTGGGAAGCGATGGCTACCTTTGAGACGGCCGGCACACCGCCAAAAGATGAGCCCCAGCTCGAGTATGTGGATAAGGGACCGGGACTAGTTACTCGCGAGACATAGCAATTCGTACCATCTTTACGGATGCGAATCAACGAGCCGTCACCTGGTATGGTAACACCATGGGAATCCTTGACCTCACCGCCCTGGTAAAAGCGCTGCCAGGCGAAGGACTCCCACTGTATGTCACCCTCGGCTATAGCGGCTGGGTGTCCGTATGCCTGCACCTCGAGCTTAACCAGGGGCTTACGAGGCGTGCCTGTCTTTTGGGCTTCTAACAAAGCATCCGAGATACTTCTCATTTCCTCCAAACCCAAATGAGATAGACTGCTGTACTGACCAGCAGCACTATACCTAGTATGGTACACCAGTCGAAAGCCATCAGCCGCTGCTATATTCAAGCAGCTGGCCAGCAAGATTACCCACGCCGTAAAGCGTATCATTAAACGGAGCTAGCCGCTCCCTCCAGGCTATTTTGGTCGTTGCCAGCTGAGATAGATTATTAGCTGACCGCATAAGGCCGTTGAAGTCCTGGTTAAAGGCTATAGCCTCCGGCGTCCAGCCGCACTCGCCGAATTTCTTTTTGGTTTCTTCGGCGACCCAGTCCTTAGCAAATACAGCCAGGTCAACCATGTAATTCCAGTATTCCACTGCCTGTGAAATGTGCACGCACTTGGTCAACTGGCCGATATCCCGCGCCTTATAAAGAACCGTACAGGGGTTCTGATCCTTGTACGTCTCCCTAACGGTGGCCAGAACTTTTTCATGGAATTCTTTGGCCACAAAAGGCGGTGGCGCCATGACTACAGGCGTAATTTGCGCCTGTGCCTGCGCTGGCTGAGCTTGTGCCGCTGAAGTGGCTCCTGCTACTAATGCAGGGGGTTTTGAGGCTATGCCGTTGCTATTAGTAAGCTCCACCACTTTCACCTTCTCTTTCTCGGCGTCGACCTTGCCCTGGGTCAAAATATAGAAGACGCCGGCAGCGGCAGCGGCCAGGGACGGCACGAAGTCCATAACGGTCTTCTGTGCCTCTGGCTCAGTAATGAACATGGGAATCAGGGTTGCCAGGACTGTGATAATGAAAGCGCTGTATTTCTTCTTCCCATCCATGAATTTTTGAATCATCGTTATACTCCTTTTGCTTTAATGCTTTGCTTTAATGCTTTGCTTTAATGAATTATTCGACCAAAGCAGCCAGGGTATCAGGGACCGGCTTCTTATTCTCCTGGTAATGCCTCATCAGATGTTTGGCAGCGTCGAGGATCTGCTGCGCGGTAGCCTCTACCCGCTTACCCCTGAAACCCCCGCGGCTGAGTGCCGCTACGGCGGCGGCAGCATGCTCCCAATCTGTGGTTTTATAATGGCCAATCTTCCCCTTGATTGCCCGGAAGATAACTCTAGTGTGATGCGGCAGCTTCCACGTTTCGGGATCGTCGACATCACCAACGATGGCGAACGCCTGATGCGGTAGACCATCCTTTAGCTTGGGTAAGCCTTCCTCGATTTTTGATTTACTCATAGTCGTCTCCTTGAAATAAAGTACTCGATTTTAGATTTCGACCTCTACCAAAACGTTTGAGCTGGGATTTGAATTCTTTCAGCATGCCTGCGCCCCATCCCTGGTAATCGGTATCGGCTTTCTCTCCACCGAAGCCGGCGGTATCTGTGCGATACTGTGCCTCGGACAATAAGGCGTAAGCAGCTGCCCCCTGGGCCAGGACATCTTCCAGATAAGCGGGGATTGTCGATGTAGCCCCCAGGGTGTGCATCGCCCCCCAATAGACATAGCAATTCGTACCGTCCCCCTCCACGCCTCCTATCAGGGTAATGGTGTCAATATAGAGGGTGAACCGCTGATAGCTCCTGGGGGAATCCCCTACCGGGAACTCGACGCGGTCGACGGATACCCTGCTTGTCAAAGTCGATATCGAAATTTCCGAACTGCCGGCAGTTGTAGCGATGGTCGACTTCTTCTCATCGGGGACATAGCGGGATAGCTCGGCCACGGCTTTAGCAATGGCGCGGTCAATCTCCGTATCCGGCCAGCGGTAAGTCGCGGCGTCCTCATCTTTGAGGTCTCGCCTTACCAGGGTGCGCATTGTGCTCAAATCCATCTTGTCAGCTCCTTTCCTGTACGCTGGGCGGGGGAGCTGCTGACTCCCTGTTCGTAAGAGCCCAACTCCCCCCTCTCCCAGCGTGGAGGTGTATACCTAAAAGTGGCGGAGGTTAAATACCACTATTAGGACGATAGTGAATCCGGCCGGCTGTTCAGGAAGAACATCACCTCGGTGTCACTCAGAGCTAAACCGAGGATGGTATTGCAATCACCGGTGGTCGTTGGGGCAGTCTGAGTGAACATACCGTTGTCTGTTCCCTCGGCTGCATAGACATAGCCACCAGGCGTAGCACCTGTAAAGCCGCCTATTACTGGCCGTGAAGATACAGGGACCGAATCTCCAATTTCCCCATCGGCTAAAGCGATAACCCTTGCCTGTATCGCCGTGCCGACGGTGGCCAGACCTCTTTTCCAACCTGAGCTGTAACCAAGGTGATCACCGCGGCGGCACGCCTCGGCTAAAACTACGGTCGGAGCTGCCGGTCCTACACCGGCATTGACGATTAGCCTGTTTACTCCAGGATCTGCAAAAGGCCATATTTTACTCCTTCCTCATAAGGTTACCTTATGAGTATTTTAGTCCTGCACGCCTATTAAGGCGGCGCGGGTCTGCAAGCAGAAGTCTACAATTGAGACATACCACTTGATCCGGGTTCTGCTGCCATCCTTGCCCTCCAGGGCACCTATCGGCTCTGCCTGAATGCCGCCATTGGTAGCACCGCAGACAGACCCCTCGCCGAACCGCAGGGCATAAATGGTTGAATTGGTGGCGCCGGTGATAGCCGTCTCCACGCTGCCTACCAGAGTGTGGGTGTCCAGGATCCAGTCATTGACGCCGATGGGGACGCCGTTATAGAGCTGTATGAACTCGCCGAACTCTCCTTTGACGGTCTCCATGTAGGCACCGCTGGCTCTTACCAGGGCGGTGACCTTTCGGCGTGACCTGCGGCTCATCAGCAGCAAATCGGGCTTCCCACCTCTGACAGCGTCAATTAGCTCATCGAGCTTGGCCAGAGTTAAGGTGGCACCGGTGGCGGCCATGGCAATTACCTGGTCGCTTGCGGTACCAGTGGTTATGAGCTTGATCAAGCCGTTAAAAGTGTTGGCATCACCAGTGATGCCCAGGTAGTTGGTGGTCGAGCCGTAGATGAACTGCTTCTCGAACTCATGCCTGCAAGCCTTGGCGGTCAGCTCGATAATTGCCGCCTCAATATCCTGGATATTGGAGCGAGTCTGCTTGATGAAGTTGTCTACATCAGCATTCTGCCCCAGGATAGCCAGCGTGGCGGTGAGCTGATCGAAGTCCGGGGCTGGGCTGGTTGCCCAGTCGGTATTCACTGCATGCCACTCGGCGGTCGGCAGTGTTTTCTCACGGTTATACGTGAGGCCGTTGCCGATAATATCGACGAACGGCAGCGCCTGGAGGACTGGCGAGTCCTTCAGGATTGTCTCGATGATGCCCTGTAAAAGAACATCATTAGACAGCTTGGCTCCTTCTGCTAACGTTATTGCCATTGCTTAAAAGTTCTCCTTTTTTACTACTCGACCCGGCTCAAGCCAGCTAAGACTCCTTCTTCTTTTTGGCCTGCTCCAAGCCAGTAGTGATTTTTTCCTTGGTGCTCATGTTCTCCGTATTAGGACCTGTGCGCTCCGGAGCTCCCGCCGGCACCTGGGCGGCAGCCGTCTGCTTCGCTATCGCCTCCTGGACATTGGCCACCAGCTTGTTAGCTCTATCCAGGGATACCTTGATTTCCTCGACCGTGGTCCCATAGATGGCTTCCGGTGGCACCAGGGGATGAGCGGTAGCGGCCAGCTTCCTGAAATCCTCGACAGCGTAAGCATAGGCGGCCTTAGCCCCCTCAAAGTCACCCTGTAAGGCTTCGAGCTTTCCGACTTTATCGTTAAGCTCCACCTGCTGGCCAGCTATCGTATTTTCGAGAGTTGTTACTTTCTCCTGATATGGCTGGATAGCCTGGGCGACCGCTTCGGTGGTCTTTGCCTTCTCTGCTTCGAGTTCGGTTTTCAGTGCTTCGTACTCTGTCTTAGCGACAGTCTCGTTGGTTTCTCCTGCGCCCGGAGGATTTCCTTCTTGATCATTACCCAATTTGTTTTACTCCTTGCCTTTATTCAGTCAAAGACTCAGTCTCCATTTCGGCGGCTGTAGCTCTCTCTCGCTCGCCGCCGCGGGTGGACTTAGCCCTATTCTGCTGATTTTGTTCCAGGATTTGACGCCTCTCATCTAGCCACTTCGCAAACTCAGCCTCGGGGTCCCGTATCCCCAGCTCGTCCATAGCCGTGCGCCTGGAATGAACGCCCGACTGGACAAAGAGCTGCTCGTTTTGAGCTAACCTGTTTCTATCCTGGGGAAGTACTGCCCCCCATATAATGCGAGTATCAATAGCAGTAAAATCCTGCTTGGTAAACTTCTTATGTAAAGCGAATATCATCTGACACCGCCTGATATAAGCTACTGTCCGGGTGATTCGTTTTCTCCTGACCTTCTGTAGAAGCGACTGTAGCTCTACCTCGAGGGCAACACCTGACAACTCCCGCTCAATGCCGCCATAAGCCGCCCTGGGGGACTCTGACAAGTCATGGAGGCAACGGTAGAGCATATCGATATAATCGACGTGCAGACGGATGCCCCCGCCGGCTAACAAGTCCAGGAGATAGGCTTTCGCTTCTTCCGGAATAGTCCACACCTGACCCGGTGCTACTTTTATTTCCTCGGCAGATTCCACGCCTTCAAGTACTGCGATCGGATTTCCCGAGACTTCCAGGATGCGCGATAGCTGGCTTAACTCCCGATTCAGTTCCCGCTGTACCTGCTTGAGCGGTGGTATATCAGACATGCCCCAAAAATGCTTCGGCTGCCTGACATTGGGAAAAATGACAAACGGTATAAAGCCGTAGGGATTCGGCTTGTCCTCGAGCACGTCGCTGTCCAGATAGAGCGTGAACTGCTTGTCCGTCCACAGCTCGGTGAGGGTAGCCGAACTTTTAGTGATATCTTTCTTATAGAGCAGCTTAAGCTCGTCCTTAGTCAAGGAATAGCGGCTAGCCACTCTCCAGACCTTTGAGAGATCATCCCCAAGCCACCAGGCGTAAAGCCCCTGCACGTCGGGGCTAGTGACCCTGATACGCTTCCCTGTGGCATCCCAGGTGACCTTATAACAACCGTCCCCCAGGATGGCAGCGTCAATCTCGGTTTCATAATCCAGCTCCTGGAGGTTATTCTGAGAATACACCTGATAGAGTACTGCCTCGGCTTCCCTGGCCGTTTTCTTGGCGCCGTCGGAATCATCGACCGGGGGGCATGAGAAATTGAGGCTATCGGTTAAATATGAGGTGAGCTTATCGATGGCGATCTTGGCGTAGTTAAAGACGAGCTGGCGATTCTTTCCTGCCTGCGGCCATTGCTCCCCATTGTAGAAATCAAGGTTGACTTTATAATTAGAAAATCGAGTTTTATCGACCTGCGCCAGAGACGCGGGATTAAAATCAGTCATTGCGTTCACCTCCAATAGCCTTTCGCGGGGTTGCATCCTGAGACGCCTGAACTAGCAAAGCCAGGCTGGAAAGATAATCATCGTGGCCGTCAGCGGGATCCACAAAGAAATTGAGGGTTTGATTCGGTCTATAGACGCTCTTGGCCTTCTCAAGCTGCTTAAAAAGCTCCTGATAATCGGTTGAACCATCCCCCTTGTAAATCTTTAGCCTGCCTGAATTGACAGCGGCCAATAGGTCAAAGCCGGCCTCCGACTTCGACTTCTGCGTGAACTTGAACGGCACCACTTTAGGACCTATAGCGTTCCGTAGAAAGCTGGTCGTCGGCTCCCCTATACCGGTGGCATCGCACACTATCCGGGTGCAATTCCAGGTGTTCTTGAAGATATCGACGAGCTGAGTATGAAGGATGGGATGCTTCTCACCGATCCAGGAGTAATGTTCCACAACATCGATATGACAGGCTTCCTTACTATTAGCCGGCATGGTCACCTCGGCTATCGTGACAATAGTAGCGTCTCTGCTGGGTCGGGTTAAAAATTCCTCCTCGAGCTGCTCTTCCTCGCCGGCGAAATCAACCGCGGCAATATAAATTTTACCGGCTTGAGGCTTCCGGAGGCGCGGGTGCGCCCCCTGCATTACGGCGAGCTGCTGCCGGGTGAATAGCCCCCCACCGCCTTTGAGTGGCAATAGGGCGTACTGTGTGCGCCACAGCGGGTGACTCTCCCCCAGGCGGGCCAGCTCGGACTGAGCGAAGGCGCCATAGGCGGGATTACACTTGGCCACTTCCTGCCAGTCATACCTGAAATGTCGCTTGATGCCGTCTTTCCTTTGCAGCTCGATATTGCTTTGTTTGACTTCTTCCAGGAGGGTTGAATCATCCCATGTAGTACCATAGTGAATAGTAGTCGCATTGGTGGAGCTGGCCATGGGGCGGAACTCCTTCGAGTACTTATCCTTCGATACGTCCTGGGACTCATCTATTTCCAGCAGTACCTCAGCAGTATGACCAACCACGGAGCTGGTTTCATCAGCCGATAAGAAAACCCACCTGGCATTGCCTAGCCTGATTATGTAGCCTGCCTCAGTAACCCACAGACCATTAAAGCCGAAGTCGTTCAGCCGGTCTTTTAGTCGGCCGATCGATATTAAAGTCTGTGGCTTAAAAGTCGGTGAACACTTGATGGACATTCCGCTGGATGCCATGAACATGGTCAAGAGCAATACCTCGAGGTGAGCTGATAACTCGTTCTTTCCCCCCTGGCGTGCGATCTCGACCGAGAACGTCAAGCCCAGGTTCCCCTGGATGCTCTCGATTACCGCCTTGGCTACTTCTGCCTGATAGGGTCTCAATTTCATCTGATCAATGCCTTAATCCCCAGGGGGACGGCTATCTCAGTCAACACCTTAGCGATAGCATCCTTTAAGGACCGCTTCTGTTCCTTGCTGATGTTATAGCGGGTGCGTACCAGGCGGGCTATAGTGTTCGCAGCGGCGAGGGCAAGCTCGATGTTTTTAGGGTCACTTTGAATAATAGAGCGGAGCTTGATTCGAAGGACGGCGATTTCCTCGTCTAAACCGTCAATCCCCCGGGCTTCCTCGAGCTGCAGCTCCTCAGCCTTATCTAGGGCTTTGCTGTAGAAACCGTGCTTCTTGGCGTTCTGGTTGCCCTGCGGGGCGCCTTTTTTCACCATAGCGTCTCTGCTCCTTTTTTGCGGAAAGCAAACCGAAGACGAGGACATGGGCTGCCAGGTCGAAGCGCTGATGTTCCAGGGCTACTTTGAGCAACTTCATGCTAATAACTCCATTTTATGTAAAGTACTCCCATTATGTCAAGTCGTTATGTCAAGTATTTCAGGCTCAAAGAAGCCCAGCCTGCCCTTGCATGGCAAAGGGTGCTCATATAGCATCGGATTACGCCGGATAAAGCCGTAAGAGCCTACAAACCAGGGAGATTTTGTTGCAGGATGGCCGATATCCGTTGTATGTACCTGGCCGACTATATCCACCTCGCCAATGATAGCGCCGATTCCCCATACTCTGGCTAAAATATCAGGTTCTCTTTGTTGATGTTTATATGCCTCACACATCCACGTCAGATGATCCATAATTTCCGCTTGGCGATGAAGCGGAATGCAGTCTCTTATAAAAGGTTCATCTGGAAACCATCGGTGTCCTGATTCCCAAGTTTTGCTTTGATGTATGTAGATCCGCTGCGGCAAGATAAAAGTCCTGGGGAGTGGCCAGTCGCGGTTTTCGACGTCCTTCACGGTCGCGTAGAGGTATCCCCAGGGTGGTTTAAAGCTGAGCGCTTTCATCCTATTCCCTCCCCCCCTGGGGGTATGAAAAGCAGGCCAAGGGCTTTGAAGATGCTCTCCTCGGTATCGCCGGCGATTCGGCGGTTATAGGAATCAACGAGACCCTGGCCGCTGGCGTGGAGATGACAGCCGCGGCTCTTTGCCATGGTGGCCAACTTGATGTTATGCTTTTTCGAGCCTGTCCTGATCAATAGCAAAGTTCCCCAGGAAGAGGGTGCTGCCAGGTAGATATCGACGGAGACCTGGCGATATGCGCAAGTCAGGTATGCGTGGCCACCATGGGGCTGGTCGCCAGTTATCGATGCGATCAGGTGCTGAACATTAAAGAAACCGCCAGCGAGAATCTTGTCCTCATGTGGTATTGCCACGATATCGATATCATTAACCCAGGCTCTGCCTCTCCTGATGCTACCTGCGACCTCGATGCGGTCGCAATAAGGCTGTAGCTTCTGCACCAGCTCCATTGCGATTTGAGTTGCTTCGAATAGCTTCATGGTTTCACCCCCTTAGATTTGTGGCCATGGTTCAATTTTTCATGGCAGCCGTTTGAATTTTCCAGATCAGATATGATTTCTTTGAGAGAATCTCGGTATATAGTGGCGCCAGCTCCTAAGCCCTTGAGATAATTACGGCTCTTTTTGTGTGCTGCCTGTTCGTCCCTGAGTATTCTTGCTACCCTCTCCTCGGCCAGATTCCATATTAACCTTGTTTCATTACTGACCTTTGCCATCATCGCCCCCCTTCTCATCAGAATAGATATCACATAGGGTTTTTTGCTTCCTCTGAAACGAAAGCGCTCGGACGTGCTCCCAGGGGCGGTTAACTATCATGTAGACTTCCTCAAGCGTCCAGATGCGCTGCTGCGGTATGAAGTAATGACAGAAGATTAACAAGCCACCGGGCTTAAGGACCCGCATAACTTCCCGAAAGACTTTGCGCCTGTCTGCATAGTATGCGCCGTAGTACTTCTTGAACTTCCGACTGTACGGCGGGTCAAAGATGATCGTGTCTGCGACCTCATCCTTAAAGGGCAGCTGGCTCACATCTGCCTTGATGTCTGCCGGCATAACTTTATCGACGGTGATGCCAAAATCCCAGGACCCTGAGCAGAGATTCAAAACCAACCCCTGACACCTCGAGGAGATTAGATTTCTCACCTCCGGAGTGAAAGCTCCCAGCAAATGCGCTCGGGTAAGCTTTTTCATTCCTTACCTCTGCAGGGTATGACTTCCTGTGTATAGTGCCAGGGATCCGCTGAACAAACGATAAGGCCGTTCCGACGCACCAGGGGCTGGCCACAGGTCGCCACAGGACAAAGAGGGATTACCGGATAGGTGCTGGGGTCGCTGTGGTTCTCCACCGGCTTGTAGCGCCTAATTACTCTCCTGGCTTGAAAATAGTACTTATCTTTCCCTCTTGGCATATTCCCACCCTACAAAAGCGCGAGCTGCTTCTCCTTATTTAGAGAATTGGCGGACGCTGCCTTAAAATCTTTCCGGCGGTAAGCATCCTCTACAAGCCGGCCTTTCAAGCTGGCCAGGTACTCATCGGCTTCCTCTTGCGTTTCGACGAGGAAGTAGCCGTAGGGTTTCTCCGTGCTCGAGGCGATGGGATGCCCCGCGGTGATTAACTCCCGTATCTCCCTGCGGATTGGCCTATCGTTCGGCTCTCCCAGGATGGCCGCAAGGTCCTTACCGGTGATAGCCTTCTGCTTGCCTCTGTGTAGCTGTAGAATGGCCAACAAATCACTCATAGCGGCTATTCCCTACCCTTGACCTCTGAGAAGCTCAAATCGAACGCTAGCTGCTCAGTACCTATGGTCATGGTCAAGGGCGCCCCCTGGCGCTGTATATTGAGGATGCGGGCGACCTCGGCCGGCGGTAGCTTGGTCTTTAGCTTGAGTATCGTTGCCGGCTCCTCATCCTCCGGAAACGTGTGGGCTATGCTTACAATCTCGACCTTAGCGGTAATCTCTACTTTCATGTGGTAACCACCTCCTGTAGATTTTCTATAGGTCTATGGCCGTTCCGGGGGATCAACAGGGTATCCCCCAGCTTATCTTTGTACTCTTGTATCGGGCCGGCGGAGCTGGTGAGCTTAGCCAGATATTTAGACGTGGTGGTCGGAGAGCAACCTACAATCTCAGCTCCTGCAAAGATAGCCTCCTTCTTCAAAAATGCGCCCCTCTGCTTGACCTCTTTCAATACCCAATCCCTATAATCCAACTCAAACAGAAAGCAGGCCTGCATCTCAATAGAACCACCTTTATAGTCGACTGCTTCCTTAGCCAGGCGGGTACTCGGCTGTCCTTCCTCTCTCTCCCTCTCTCCCTGGTCACTCGGACACTGGGCACGGGACTTATTTTCCTCGGAAACATTGCAGGACCTGCAAAGCAGGCGTAGATTCCGTGGGTCACCGTTGGTTTTGTCGCCATCGATGTGGTCGATATCCAACCCATTTTGTGTAGTCGGGATTGCCAGGCAGATTTTGCAATGCTCACCGTCTCTTAGCACCAGGTACCGGTAAGCCCAAAGCCTGGTATTACTCCCCCAACGTCTCGGAATGGCCGGCTCCTTTCATCTGCTGTTGAAGTGGTGAAAACTGAGCGTGCTGATTCGAAACCTCTCCCTGCTCAATGATATGCCAGTATGTATTAACGGTCGTTGAAGTCCTGGCGTGGCCGAGAATAGACGATATAGCCTTTAGGCTGGCGCCTGCCGATAGAGTCGCGGTAGCAAAGTAATGTCTTAACTGGTGAGGGGAAAAGCGTTTAACTCCGGCTCTATCACAAAGGTGATAAAAAAAAGTCCTAATCGCGTCCGGGTTCGTTGCCTTACTGGGATCCCTGCCTGGGAAAAGCCAATCACCCGTATAACCGAGCGAACGAATATCCTGAATGTGACTGCTTACAATTTCGGCAGTAACTGAGGACATGGGAACTGAGCGAGGCTTTGAGCCTTTACCCATAACGGAGATTAACCTGGCTTCGATATCGATTTTGCTTATCCTGGCAAAAGCCAGCTCCCTGACACGAAGTCCGCAATCGACGAAGAGCATTAACTGGACCTGATGTTTCAAAGTTTTAGCCGATTTAAAAACAGCATCAACCTGTAATTGAGTGGCCGGCTGACGAGATACAGCATAATCCCGAGGCTTGGGTATTTTGGCGGCTGCGTTAGTCGAAATCAGCCCCCTTTCGGCAAGATAGCTATAGAAACTCCTGAATGCCTCTAGCATTCTGGAAACCGTGCCGGCCGTTCTACCTGCTGAAATCTCGGCGGCGAGGGCTGACTCGAGAACTGCCTGAGTGGGATGCGGATTAGCCTTAAGCAAGTGATGGACCTGCCGGCTGTACCGTCTTAATGTTTCAGGGGCAAATCTCCTGGCTACGAGACTGGTGAGCCAACCATCGACATAAGCCGTGTACTCTAGCCTGGCGTCATGATCCGCGGGAATCGTTAGCGTCTCCAGCTGCGCCAGGTTCCAAACCAACTCTCTTACCAGGCGCTGTTTAGCTGGGCTCAAACGTAGTAGTAGACTGTAGAACTCCATGTCCCCCTCCTTTACTGACGGGGACATAGTATCAAGCTGGCTTGGGGGGGATGTCTGGTTTCGATACAAACCAGATGTTACCTCGGTGGGCGATGCCTGGTGGGATGCTATCGAATCGCCGTCTGGCATGAGGTGAAGTGTAGCACTCGAAAGAAGGAAGTCAAGGGGGTTGTAGACATAACGGACACGATTATTCATTTTTTTCTAAGCGTGATAACGGATGCGCTCCCCCCGGGGCCGGCTACCGTGCCCACTTTTTGCAGCGCTGACACTTCCAACCTGATTTAGGCTGATGCGTCTTTTTATCCGTCCAGTGAATAAGCTGAACTTCATCATTGGTGCCGCATTCATCACAGAATGGGGCATTGGCCGGAGTGCCATTCGCGGCGGCGCCGCCGTTACCGGGACCGGCTGCCGTTGGCTTCGCCGCGGCGGTGGCCGCCGCGGCTCCTGGCTTAGACGTTGTCCCGAGCCAGTTCCCCAATGTCACAAAAGCGTGATTAAGTTCCTGGTAGACTTTCTCCCTGGTGTCCTCAAAGATGTTGACCTGAATCTCGATGTCGCCCTTCTGCACCTTCACCTTACCGTGAAACCTGCTTTGTGGTTGCTCCATGATCGTCTCCTTCCACTGTACCAGGCCTCTCACCCTGGCTTGTCCTCTCTGTAAACCTGGCTATAAGCTCGTCATACTGAGCGTCTGAAATCTTCATCCTGCGCTTCTTCTGCTGCTGCCGGTGATAGCGTAGCTCTCCGCGCAGTGTCTGCTTTCGCGCAAAGGCTAGAGAAAAAAAGATATCCACCAGCTCATCAAACAAAAACCTGATAAACCCTGACATCCTTAACCTCTCTTACTACCGGTTCTGCTTTTGTGCCCCAGACTTTCTTGGCGAAGTAGCAGCCGCACTTAGGGCACTGGTGCCAGTGGTAGCCGGCGTACACTGTCACTTCATCAAACCGGTGGCAGCAGCTACCACAAAGCATGTGCACTAGATAGAGCTGCTTTGGTACAGCATTAACCTTGTCTACCTGAGTGACTACCGACTCCGTCTTTCCCGCTACACTTATCTCGGTCATACTCAACCTCTCCCTTCTTCCAGATTATGGAACCGCATACCCGGCATTGCGGCCTGAATGTCGGGAAACCGGCACTTCTGCTTATCTTCGACCTGTCTGTGTTACCGCAATTAGGACAAACTAACTGCTCCATGTCTCACCTCCCTGGCCACTTTCGCAGAGGCCTTGCCAGTTGATATGCTTTTGACGCTCTTCCTCTTGCTTCTTAGCAGCTAACTCAAATACCTCTTCCTGGACGGCCAGTGTATAGCCGGCAGTTACGCCGGCTTGGTGAGCCTTGGCTACGAGCTGCTGGACCTCCTCAGCTGAGTACAGAATTTGTTGAGTTAACATTTGACACACTCCTTTCTATATAGATTCTTTGTAAGCCTGCGCAGAGCCTGCAGATTCAAGAGATATACCTCCCTGGCTTTACCTGCCGGGCAATGACAGACCCTCTCACACACACGAGGACAATACCTCTGACCGCAGAGACCTGTTAACTGTGTCTGGACCATGTTCATTATTTCCATGTGCCCCCCTTTTTCTCCGTTTTCTCTATACCTGCCCACCGTTACAAAGAAACGTAGAGCAGTGGCGGCCTAAAGCAAGGTTTCTGAGCGTAGCGAAGAACCGCACACCGCATTGAGAGAAGCGAAAGCGGTGGAAGCCCGAAGGGAACGGCGCGGAGCGGCCTTGCTGGAAGGGCAAAGGCGAAGCACTTTGAGCCACTGCCTATACTCTCCTATAGGTGGGTAGAGTTGAAGCTCTTAGCTTCTCCATGGCATGCCCACAACTTGACGCACGAAGTGCGATAGAAACGGCATGCTGGGGCGGTTTAGTTGCAGCAGTAAACCGCCCCTACGGCGGAGCCCCCTCGTAACGGCACTGGCTTTGCCTGGGGTGGGGGTGCTGGATGGCCTGCATGCCCTGAACGTAGAGAAGGCGATGCAGCCGCAGAGAAGCCAGAAAGCACAGGTGGAGTGGTAAGGCACGGAGAAAACAGGCATAGCGACCCCGTAGGGTCGGGCGCTAAGCTGGGCAATCAACTTGACGGCGAAGCCGATATTAAAAGCCCAGCGCTGGCTGTTCCGTGCCGCCGGCGAAGCGAGTGCCCCCCCAGGCCCTCACCGACGTGGACGGCCACGCTCGGCAGCGGTCTGAATCGGCTCGAATCGGGATGCGGGTCTTGGAAGGTCACCTTCGTGATAAAGGTGACTACGCACAGAAGCGGCCGTATCTGGCGAGACTGAGGCGGCTGGGCCGACATAAACCCTGTGCCTGGGGGCTGGTGACGCCACTGGCCGAGTGAAGGGATGCCAGCACAGATTTATGAGCGAAGCGATGTGAGCGGAGGGCCGGTGAGCAAAGCGAACCCCGAAGCGAACCACAGATGTGAGGGGTGGACGCTCTACGGTGGGGTGGAGAGCTGGCAGGGTTTCCCACACGAGCACCCAGCCCCCGGCACAGGAAAGCGAGTGAAGCGAAAACAGTGTGAGCGGGCGACTAGCATGGGCCGAAGCGAAGCGCCAGCAGGTAGCCCGCGAACACGGCTGAACGAGCGTTAA